GCATCTCCACGCAGCCATCACGCACATCGCGAGAAGGCACTAAGCAGGCTGTGCTGATCGATCTGCTCAGGCGCGCCGAGGGCGCCACGCTGCCGCAGATGACCGAGGCCACAGGCTGGCAGGTACACACGGTGCGCGGCGCAATGGCAGGCGCACTCAAGAAAAAGCTGGGGCTGGAAATCACCTCAGAAAAACAGACCGGCACAGACCGCGTTTACCGCATCACCACCACAACCGTTTGAGGACCTCATGAACCCCATCTCTATCACCATCGAATCCAAGCCAACGACCATCAACTTTGATGGCCGCGAATTGCAGGTTCAAAAGCTCAGCATCCCGCTGCCCTTTGGCCGAAAGCCCACAGACATCTCCGACATTGCCGCTTGCGGCGTCGAGGCGGTCTACATAACCGAGATCCGGGAGATGGACCCTGAAGAATTCGATGGCTTCAAATTGAACCTGGGCAAGTCTCGCGACTGGCTCAAGGGCAAAGGAGGCGATTACTGGGATGGCAAGTTGTGCGTGATGGTGCGCGCACCTGGTCGCCCCTACTTGTTCATCGATCCATCCGGGGGAGACAGCGTTCGCTATCTCGCGCGTCTGGGCTGATCAGTCACAAATAAGCAACTGATCAGAAAAATTGGATGAATGGCTTTACTTCATCCCCAAGTAGAGCGTTCATACAGTCATCGCAACAAGGAGACCCAAATGGCAGCCATCACCACCACAGCGCAAATCGAAAACAACTACAACCGCTTCATCACCGAGCTGACCGCCCTCACCCGCAAGTACGGGGTGGCCATCCAGTCGGTCGGGGGCGTGTATCTGGCCGATGAACAAGGTGAATTTGAAAATCTCACCTACAACGCCGACATCACGAGTGGCGACCTGTACCCGAATTTTTCGGAAAACTGAGAAGACAAAGGGCTGGTTAGATTAGAAGCGCTTCAGTGAATCGAACCGCCATAGACCAGCTCACGCAGAGCCTTGTCCGGAAAGACTGCACCTTTGTAGAGGGGACCGCAGGGTGTACCTGCCAATTTGAGGGACAACGCAACCGGATCGATTGAGCCACCTTGATCACGGTAGCCCTCTGCCAGGTACGCAAACTCGTTCATCACGCCCAGTACGCTTCGGTTGGCTGTCTTGGCATAGACCACCTCACTCATGCCACTGATTTCTGAATCAATGAATTGGGCTGGCATGTCCAGCGCTCGAAGAACATCACGCAGTGCTATCGGGAATCGCTGCGCAAGCGTTGCCGCTGGAGCCAAGGGCAGCAGCACAGGCAAAAGCGTTCGCTCATTGACCACAAGTGCCATTTGAGGTTTCCAAAACAGCGCCGTGGCATACCAATTACCAAGACGCGTTGACCCGTTCCGAGGGTTTTCAAGCTCTGGCTTTATGCGATCGAGAAGCTTCTTGGTGCAGTGAAGATTGAACATGCCGGTCTGAGTTCATGGTTTTAAAAGCCCATGGCATGGGCTTACCCATGATTTTGACGCAAGCAGATGTGAATCACTGTCATTGGACAGCTGAATCAGGAAGCGCCTTTTCGCTTGCCTCAGAAAACTTCACCCCATCATCTTCACGCACCGCCTGCTGGCCGGTGTAGTCTTCCCAGCGCTTGATGATCACATCCACGAACTTGGGGTCCAGCTCAATGAGGCGTGCCTGACGCCCGGTCTTCTCACTGGCGATCAGGGTGGTGCCCGAACCTCCAAACAGGTCCAGCACGATGTCCCGGCTCTTGGATGAATTCTTGATGGCCCGCTCGACCAGTTCGACCGGTTTCATGGTCGGGTGCAGATCGTTGACCCGGGGCTTGTTGTAGTTCCAGATGTCCGACTGATCCCGGTCCCCGCACCAGAAGTGGTCCGAGCCCTGCTTCCATCCATACAAGATCGGCTCGTACTGGCGCTGGTAATCCGCGCGCCCTAGCGTGAAAGTGTTCTTGGCCCAGATGATGAACGTGGACCACTTACCCCCTGCCTTGATCCAGGCCTTTTGCAGGGTGTGCAGCTCAGACGAGCTCATGCACACGTAGCAAGCGCCCTTGGTGACCAGGAGCAGGTTCAGGCAGGCGTCGTAGAGGAACTGGAAGAACCCCTCACCCAGATCGTCGTTCATGATGCGCCGGTCTTTGCCGCGCATCTTGTCCTTGGCACTGTTGCCATAGTCCACGTTGTAAGGTGGATCGGTGAAGGCCATGTCGGCCAGTTGGCCACCCATGAGGCGCTCCACATCCGACAGGATCGTTGAGTCGCCGCAAAGGAGGCGGTGGTTGCCGAGAATCCACAAGTCCCCAGGTCTGGAAACAGGATCTACTGGTGCTTCTGGGATTGCATCATCCTCAGTCAAACCACCGCCTGACTCGTCGCCGTTGAGCAGCTCTTCGAGCTCCTTGTCGGTGAAACCCATCAGGTCCAGATCGAAGTCGGCCGCTTTGAGCTCGGCCAACTCGAGTTTCAAGAGCTCGTCATCCCAGCCAGCGTTCTCGGCCAACCGGTTGTCGGCCAGGATGTAGGCCTTCTTCTGCTCGGGCGTCAGGTGCCCCAGCTCAATGACCGGCACCTCCTTGAGACCGAGCTTGCGCGCAGCCATCAAGCGACCGTGGCCAGCAATCAACCCCTTGGCACCGTCCGTGAGGATCGGGTTGGTCCAGCCGAACTCGGTGATCGAGGCCGCAATCTGTGCCACTTGGGCATCGCTGTGGGTGCGAGCATTGCGTGCGTAGGGGACGAGCGCGTCCACTGGGACCATTCGGATCTCAGGATGATTCATGGGGGTGACCAGTAAAATCGACCGCAAAACGAGAATGTTCAGCAGTGCAAATCAAAGTAGTTCGCGGGGTTCTGGCCCGCAAAAGCCCGACTGAGGCCACAGCATCCGGAGCAGGCTTTACGCCGCTGATTGCTGGGACCTACGAAGTGGGATCAGAAGTTCATGGCCGTCTGGAGGTTTTCCGGGAGGGAAAACCGACCGTGTACCTGCCGCTTGAAAAGCTGGCGGAGTACGAGGCAGCAGGAGAAATCGAAGTTCATCGATAGGAGTCGAACAACAGTCAGTAGACGTCGATGTCATCGACTGTCTTTGACTTTTTCTCGACTATTTTTCGACTGTTTCGGGGATGTTTCGGGGTGTCATCGACTGTGTGTGACTGTCATCACTGTCTCTGCACTCGTTTGTCCACCGTAGATGAAAATGTAGCTGCAAATCGGCGAAATGTTGCAGCGTGTTTTGGCCTCAAAAACCGCGCATTCACTTTTCAGATTGAATTGCGCCGCGCATGCACGCCAAAACACGCTAATTTCCTCTCTGGTTCGAATCCTCACTGTTTGGGTTGCACTGCCTGCCTGTTGAGGAGATCCGCCACCACCTGCATGTCCCGCTTCCAGCGTCTCCACGCCGTCGTACGGTCACAGGCAAAGCGTTTGCTGATCTCCACCCAGTCAAAGCGCTTGGCTCGCATCCACACCAAGTGCCGCTCATCGAGCTCGAGCATCTGCACCCAGCGCATCACTTCGAGCATGCGTTCCACGTCCTGAGGGGACGGGGGCGGTAATCGGTACACCTTGTGCGGATCAGGGTAGGCATCACTTGGCAGGATCACGATGGGCCATGTGCTGGCGTATCCCTGCACCATCACGCGTGGCAGGCGCCTGGCGGTTCTGGCCGCATCGACAAATCGGTCTGCCACCGTCTCGACTGTCCAGGCTTCAATCATGGCCACCTCCCCTGGTCTGCACAGGGTGCTGGCCAGAAAGCCGATCGCCATATAGTCGCTCGCCAATGGAACGGATGAGCTGGCGCTCCAGGAAGTCAAGCCGCTCGTCTCCTTCCGAGACGACCAGAATGTGCTGCTCGCGCCACCCCTGGCGCTTGGCCGCCTCGACGTCCATGGGAGTGGCCTGCATGCGCCCAAGGGGCGATGGGTAACGTGCTGGAGGGATCTTCATACCTGCCCTCCAAACGAAATATTCCGATGCGCCGCTGGGAAGTCAAAAACGGACTTGTCCGGTTTTGACAATGGATCTGACGCTTTTGACGGTACAAAACACTCCTTCTCTTTATGCGCGTCTACGCGCCCGCGTAAAGAACCAATGTAATGACTCGTCAGTTGCGTCAAAGAGCCAATATCTGAAATCTTTTTCATTGAAATTTCCTCTCAATCATCGTTGTACGGATAGGACCGGGCAGGCAAAGAGGTGGGCTGTTTGAGGTCGATCCCCTGATAGCCACGCACACCCATGGAGTTGCGCCACTTGTCAAAGCGTCTGGCCAATAAGGCGTCTGAGAACCGGCGCTGCGTGCCTATGTACTCACCACTGAGTTCGGCCCACTGCTTCCAGTCGTTGAAGAGCGTGGCCGTCAGCGCCTTGTGGTTGACGCCCAGGTTGCAGCGCTCTGTCATCCATCTGCCCATGGCGTCTTCGGCCTCGAAGTACTCCTCGGTCGCGCTCACCACGGACTTGGGCTGGCTCAGACCTTGGCTTTGCCAGAGCAGACAGCCCTGGACGGCCCAGGCCATGATTCCGTCGCGCTCAGCCAGCAGCTTTTCGGTCAGAAGCGGATCGCGCTTTTCTGGAGGAACCGTGATCGTGAAAGGGATCAGGTGCATGCGGCGGCGCATGGCCTCATCGATGTTGCGGATCGCAGGCTTGTGGTTACCGGCAATCAAGAGCTTGAACTGCGGTCTGTAGGTGAAGAAATCTTGGTGCATCAGGCGCGCCGTGATGTCATCACCACCCGTGATCGCCTTGATCTTGGATTCGTTCCAGCGCCTACCCTGCTCTGTCTCAGTTGCCGATACAAAGCGTGCACCACGCAGTCCTGCCAGATCGGTGGGGTGCCGGTCCGAGCGCGACTCCATGAAGGTGTCCATAGGAGCGTTGGCGGCATAGTCGCCCAGCACCGTGGAGATCACGTTCACGAAGACCGACTTGCCGTTTGCACCAGTGCCGTACAGGAAAAACAGTGCGTGGGTGCTGATGTCGCCCGTCAGGCAGTAACCCACCACACGCTGCAGGTAGTCCTGCAACTCGTCATCACCCCCTGTGACGTTGACCAGGAAATTTCGCCAAACCGGGCAATCCCCTTGCGGAGTGGCCGTGGTCACCTTGGTCATGCGGCGCTCGCGGTCATGCGGACCACGCGCACCAGTGCGAAGATCCACGATGCCACCAGGCGTATTGAGTAGCCAGACGCTTGAGTCCCACTCATCGACCGAGGCACTGTGGCGCGGCTCGGAGCGCACAATGCGCTCGATCGCCGATATCGTTCCAGAGCTGGCCAAGCGACCTTTGAGCTTGGTGCCATCGGCATGCACTGAAGCTGCCCGGCAAATCAGGCGACAAAGGTGCATGACATACAAGGCCTTGTCGATGTTCCAGCGCACGCCGTTCCACACAAGCCATTTGCTCCATGGTGCGCAGTAGCGCCATTCCTCGGCGAACTGGTGAGAAAAGGCCATGGCCAGCCCATCCTCATTCGTGTAGTCGATCCCATCGACCAGCGGCATGGGCGTGTGTGCTTCGATCTGATGCACCACCGGCACGCGCTCGCCAACGGCAAGAAAGCCAGCTATGTCAAAGCCGTCTTGCACCGCATCGGCCACATCCCAGCCCTCGGGCTTTTCTGCCGGGGGCTGCAAGATGACGCAGGACTTGGCCCCAGCCTGCATGATGGCCTGCGATGCATGGTCGGCATATTGCCAGCCAGGTTTGTCACGATCTGGCCAGATCAGGACGTGCTTGCCAGACAGGGGGGACCAGTCAGTTTTCTCAACCGGTGCATTAGCGCCGTGCATGGCCGTGGTGGCACACACACCCAGATCAATCAATGCTTGTGCGCACTTCTCACCCTCCACCATCACGACCTGCTCAGCCTTGAGCATGCCCGGCTGGTTGTACAGCGGACGCGGCTCAGGTGGAGCCATCTTGCGGCGGCGCACATCCCATGGCCTGAACTCCTTGCGGCCCGGCTCTGGGTCGTAGCGGTACACCACGGCGATGAGTTTTCCGCTGGCATCCTGGTAATCCCACTTGGCTGTTGCAGGTCCCAGCTCATCCACGGCAGGGGCTTTGGCTTTGCTCGCGGCCACCGCGCTGGCGGGCATAGCCGAGACGCGTCCGAGCCAGCCTTTAGCCTGTTCGAGCACCTGGGGAAACTGGGCCTGCACATCGAGGTTGTAGTAGCGGGCGACGAGGTCGAGGATGTCTCCCCCCTCACCCGTGGCGCGGTCGGTCCACAGCCCAACCTTAGGACCAGAGAGCAAAAGTTCCAGGCTGTCGCCCGGCCCTCCCATCACATCGCCCACCAGGTATTTGTTCTGGCGGCGCTTTCCTGAGGGCCAGATATCCAGAGCCAGCAAGGGCAGCTGGTCATTCAAGGCTGCGCGGATTTCATCCTTCTCTCGGGCAACTTCAGAACCGTGCCCTGCCACCTTACGGGAGTGGCCACCGGGGGCATCATTGAAGTCAAGCATGTGCACCTCCCTTCTGGGTTGTGCTCGCATGCCCGGCTTGTCGGGCTGCATAACCCACTTGCCACTTGTGCAGCTCTCGGATGCGATAGCGCACCATGCGACTGATCAGGTAGAACGGGATCCCCATCTCGGCTCGTTTGCGAGCATCAATGAAGTAGTACAGGGGAAGATTCAGTGCTGTCGAGGCCTGCTCGGCCGTCACGAATGGCTCATCTGTGAAATCGCCGACCGATTGAACTGGCTGCGGCGGTAAAGAAATCGTTGGATTGGTGTTGTTCATGAAAACAGTCTTCCCTGCAGGCGGCTTTCGCCGCCCGCATCGGTTGGTTTTTGAAAATTGAGTAGACGCTCTGCCGAACTCAGTTCATTGGCGGCGCATCCAGTTGCATGCGAACGGGCGGATACTTGCTGCGTTCGTGTTCTTGCACCATGGCCTCGACATAAGTCGTGACCACGGCATTGATCAGCGCAAGAGCCTCTTGCTGGGTGTAACTCGACAGCGCTCGGTCCATACCGATCTCGCTGGCCGCCTCACCCAGTGGCTTGAGACACTGCTGCATGGCGGCCAGCTCTGCTTCGGATGGATCAATCACGCCTGCTCCCGTTGGCAGCTGTCCCTCGCGCTCGAGGTAGCGAACACCGACCGCGTACAGCCGATGGAAACAGGCCTGGCAGCGCAGCGAGCAAAAGATCCAGTCGATAGGGTATCGCTTGAGGTGCCCCACCTTGAAGCGCAGATCCACATGACCGAAGCCTTTGGCTTGACGGAAACACACCCAGCATTTCATGCAACCTCGCCATCACTGCGCCCATGCAGGTCGACCCTGAGCATTACTGGGGCGCGGGGTGTAGCTGGTCCCCGACTGGGGGGCTGGCGCCGCTGCTGTGGGAACTGCAGTTGCAGGAGCACCGCCGGAGCCGTGGCCCCCACCCAAGCCACCATCGCGTTGCAGCTTGGTCTGCATCAGTTCTGCGTACTCTTTGTGGTCAGGCTCCATCACCAGACGGATGATGTTGCGGTACTCGCCCTGGCCATCCTTCTCAATGCCGATCCGGGCTGCGAACTCGGCGCCATCCAGGTCGCCGAAGCTGCGAATTTGACGAGCACGCTGTGCTTCGGGTGAGTTGTCATCCGGGTGGATATTGCGCGAGCTGTTGAGTACCGCCTTGATGAAACTGCGTCCCATCTGCGCCCAGGTCGGCCCCTTGTTGGAATGCAGACCGACATTGCTCCAGATCTTGCGTTTGGCAAACGGGCCTGTGAGCAGCACGAACTCGCAAGACAGAAACACTGCGCCGGTTTCGTCCGACGCCGTTGCATAGCCGCCTGTCCAGCCCTTGCTGGCGTCGTCATAGCCGCCGGGTTTTATGGTCATTCGCACCAGGGCCTGGGTACCTTTGGGGATCAGGTTGAACTCGCCTTGCTGGGCATCGGCGTCATTGAAATCAGACCAAGCGGCCTGGTGGTAGTTGTCGTTGTTCATTGAGAAATCTCCTTTAATTGGTGGTGTTTGGGTGAAGATGAAGGCCTTGGGCGCTCAGAGCTGAACATCGCCTACCCAGCGGATCTGGAAGGTGGGCTCGGTGATGAGTTCCTTGCGGGCGGGCTGAAATGCCGCACGCAACAGTGGATGCCAGCGGGCGTAGTCCTGCTCGGCCACCGAGAACTGGACCTGCATGAAGTCCTGTACGCGGTCACCGGCAACGACCATTCGTTCTGCGATTTCAGACAGGTGCTTCTGGTCCCAGACGATTTCTTTGGGCTGCGAGACATCGATCTGCAGGTCACCGTCATCGATGCGGAACCTGGCCGCTTCCTCTTGGCCAAGGCTCTCGGCATGGCGAATCTGATCGGCGTAGCGGATTTCCATAGCCCGGTTGATCCGGCCACGCATCTGCAGCGTCCAGTCATGGAGCTGCTGCACTGCGTTGCTGAAATGGGCCAGCTGGTCTTTGGGCAGACGGCTGATCTGGTTCTCGGAGAGGTCGGGCAACGCCGCCTGTTGCAATTGAAGGTGGTTCATGGAGAACTCCTCAGGTGGTGGAACGTTGCGAGGTGGAGACGTGCTGGACGCAGTTCTCAAAGGCGATCACGGCATTGAGGGGGTAGTTCACCCGCTTGCCGAGCTTCAAGTAGTGAGGTCCGCGCCCCTCCATTCGCCAGCGTTGAAGGGTCTTGGGGCTCATGCCCCAACGCGAGGCCAGATCGGCCTCGCTCAGGACTTGCCGTGGGGGCATATGTGGCTCTGGGGCCATGGCGCTCAAAGGGTTGAGCGTTGAACGTGCTGGTGTTGTTAGCAGCATGGGGCACTCCTTTCAGAGAGTTGAGGGACAACGCTGCTATTTCAGAAAATCAATGGGGAACTGATAAGGAACTGATCAAGGAACTTTGGCGATATCTCCAGTTCCTTAATCCCGACCTGGCGCTCGATGAGCTGGACGCGTTGGATCGAGCACCTGCCAATAGCAGAGTAAATTTCATAGCCACGGCAAAATAAACACTCATATATGCGTTGCTAAAATTTTTAGAACACCATAAAATGCGCTTTAAATGAAATCTCTATCCCCGCCACCATTGCCAGTTGCACGCAGCCTGACCCGACTCGGTCAGGCAATTTCGCTTGCGCGTCGGCGCAGACACCTGACACAAGAAGATCTTGCGCAGCGGATTGGTGCATCTGCTCACACCGTGCGACGGATGGAAGCGGGCCACCCGGGCACCGCCATGGTTCATCTCGCCAGGGCCTTGCAGGTGTTCGGGGAGTTGGACAAGCTCAATCAGTTACTCGACACGCCTCAAGACACCATCGGCCTGACCCTGATGGATGAAAAATTGCCCCAACGCGTGCGCAAGTCCCGCAAATCACCAGAGTCCGGAGCGTTTTGATGGCAACAAAACCTGCTGTCAAACCCGCCGCCAGGCCAGCCCCCACCCGCACCCAGATGGATGTCTTTCTGGGCAAAGCGGAGAAGCCTCTGGGACGGCTCATCTTCGTCAAGGACGGCCAGCGGGAGTTTTCTCAATTCGCCTACAGCGAAGATTGGCTGGCAGATGCCCAGTTCTTCGATGTCTCTCCCGACCTCAACCGCCAAAGCGGCTACCAACTGCGCAAGCCTCCGACCAAGAACGACACCTGTTTCTTCTTGGCCTTGGCCGATACCGAGCCGGATGCGTGGGGACGGCGAGTGATCGCACGCGCACATGCCAAGGCCCGTGCCAAAGATGCGTCGCTTGGGCCACTGACCGAAGCAGACTACCTCGCTTGCGTGGATGATTTCAGCCGCGTGGGCGCACTGCGGCTGCGAGATGAGAGCGGGCACTACCTGCGCAGCGTGGCCGATGGTGCGCGGTCAACGCCTGCATTTTTGGAGCTGGAAAAAATCCTCCTCGCATCCCGCGCAGTGGAAGTGAGCAAAGAAACGGCCGAAGACCTGGCCTACCTTCAGGGCAAAGGAACATCCCTGGGCGGCATGCGCCCCAAATGCACCATCCTGGATTCAGATGGTGCTTTGTCGCTTGGCAAGTTTCCAAGCGTGAACGATGAGCGCTCTGTCACGCGTGGCGAGGTGTTGGCACTGCGACTGGCCCAGCTGGCAGGCATTGACAGTGCGCAAGCACGGATCGTGATGGTTCAGGACCAGCCGGTTGCCATGATTCGCCGCTTTGACCGCACATCCGAACAAAATCGCATCCCCTACATCTCAGGCGCCTCGCTGTTACAAGCCAACCGCAACGACGAGCATTCGTACACGGAAATCATCGATGTGATGCGCTCCAAATGCGAGAACTTCATGGATGACGCTAGGCAGTTGTGGCGACGGTTGGTGTTCAATCACATGATCACGAACGTGGATGATCACTTGCAGAACATCGGGTTCTTGTACAGCGGAAACAACCAGTGGCGACTGGCACCTGCTTTCGACTTGAACCCCTTTCCAGACAAGGAGTCAGAATCCAAAACCTGGCTCAGCGAAGACAGTGGACCGATCACCTCGATCCAGCAACTGTTGGGTCAAGCCGCCCGCTTCGAGTTGTCGCAGCACCAAGCGCAATCCACCCTTGAAGAGGTGGCCTCAGCAGTCAAGCAATGGAAAGATGTGGCGACCTCCGCAGAGGTTGGACTGCAGGCGCACGAACTCAATGACTTCAAGCCTGCATTCAAAAGCGACATCCAATAAGCAGCCGTTCCGGAACCTGTCGCGGCGCGCATGAACCGGAAAATAGCGCGGTAATGGCTTGATACAACATTGCCGATGTTAGAAGTCAGATTTCCTGTTAGAAGAGCACCTCTCAGGAATTACTTCTGATCCCAGGCCAGCTGGTACAAACCCAACCGGCGCTGTCGGCTAACCAGTTGCTCATAAGCTTGGAGCGGCCCTAGGTACAACGGATCCCCGCGATTTGCGGCCTTGATCTTGAAGACATCCATTGGTTTTTCACTGGATAGACCAGCTGCCCTCATGAGGAATTCAGCTGGTTGGGCTTGGTTTCGATGCTTCCAGAGCGCAGCAAACAACCTCGCCTGAGCTTCGGTCAAGCGGATGGGGCCATGCGGCCAGTCATCGAGATACACCCACTGGAAGTCGTCGCTGAACGGCCCATTAATGGCCACAGGGATGGCGTCTCTCAAAACATCGCCAGCATCTTCATGCACATCGTCGAGCAGACGCAGCGCCATGCCATGCAAGGCAAATCGATCCTCGAGATGCCACCAGGTGGCCACACCTGCCAGCGGATCCAGCGGCATCCGCACCAAAGGCCTGGGCGTGATCACCCAGCTTTGGGTACGAGGCTCGTGTCCGTGAAATATCTGCAGCCCATGGCGCTCCACCAGTTCAATCCGGCGCGCCACCACCACCGGTCGCTTCCTGTAGCGGCCGATGTCCCACACACCATCGACGATACAGGTGATTGAGGCCTGCGACGCAATGCCCAGTGCACCACGCAACTTACGAATCAGCCATTCCTCGTCCAGCTGCCAACTGCGCTGACTGGCCGGATCCAGCCGAAAGGGACCGCAGTCCGGGCACTGCACCATGAGGCCTTCATCGCTTCGGAAGATAGGACCTCGGTACAAGCCACAGAAAGCGCACATGGCATCACTGGCGTTGACCTGGCCCGCAATCACCGCCTTAACCTGCTTGAGTACATGCAGAGCTGAAATTTCTCCGTCGTGCAGGCCGCTTTCGAGCGAAAAACCACCCCTCACAAACAACAGGGCTGCCAAATTGATGGCTTGCTGGTTCTGCGTGATCTCCATTCACAGCCCTCACTCAAACAAACCACCAGCGAGCACCCCTTGCCCTGCACTTTCTGGATCAGGCAAGAGGACCTGCTGGCCTTGCAGGATGCCCAGCTGCACCAGATAGCCTTCCAGCTGGGTCCGGAGCTTTTCATCGAACTTGTGCAGGTTCAGCCGCCCTTTACTCGTGACCTCAACACTGATCACTGTGCAGCGGCTCTTGCCCTGCATGGGCGCGAGGTAGAAATTGAGTACCGCTGCCTGGATCATCCAACCACGGGTGAGCGGGTTCTCCGAGTTGAAATAGTTGGCCAGCAAATCGGTCACGCAGCGCTGATCACTGGATGCGCTGGCGGTGCATTCCATCTTGAGCCGCCCACAGCCACTGACCACGGTCACGCTTTTGACCTGCAGACCCACAAAACCGTCCTCGATCGCTTGCGGGATGTTCATACCCAGGCGCAGGGAGGTAAGGTTCAGGCGAGGTGTCTGAATGCGCTGAGCATCCGCGTCCACACCCAGCAAATGCCTGGCAAAGGCCTCACAGAGCATAGCGTGGTACTTGGCCCCACCCCGGATGATGGTGCGGGCCACACCGGTTGCCTGGGCATATTCCAGCACCATGTGAATATTTGGACTGCCCACTCGCCGCTGCAGCTGGCTGCCCTTGAACTCGAGCTTGGCCGTGGCCAGATCCTTGGCGTGAATTGAGATGAGTTGCGTGCCCCGGGCGCGCTCGAGCACATTGACCACACACACCTCGCCGCAGCCCAACTCGCGCTGGTAGAACCCCTTGATGGCATCGCTGAACGCAGCTATCGAGGCCTCGTCTCGTTGAATGGCTCGCTTGATGCCAAGGTCATGCTGTTGGGCCTGCTGCCCATGGTGGTCCAGATATTCGATTTCGGCCGCCGCCTCAAACAGCGCGGGGTGGTGAACATACAGCCAGAACGCCCGCTGCAGGTCACTCTTGCAGCCAATCAGGCCCATCAACTCGTAGGGTCGATCATGCGCCGCCTGGAACATGGCCTGCTTGCCCAAAGGGTGAGCCAGCAGCGTGCTGGCGTGCAAACCCGCCACGATGCGGTCACGCATGGCAGCCACAGGGTGGGACTGGATCAAGCCAATCAGGCCTTTGGATGTTTGAACGGAGTCGTTCCATGACCAGCCCTCGGGCAGTGGTAAGGCATGGCGCTCCATGAATGTTTTGAGGGTGTCGTCGACAGGCAAGTTCAGCAGGATGTCGGCGTAGGTCTGAGCTCGACTCATTTGGGTCTCCTTTGTTGTTGTTTGTTTTTGCAATGAGGCGTCTCAACCCCCTATCAGTCGACTGGGGGCTTGGGCTGAGGTTTTGCCGGATTGCTGTATAAATATACAGCTTTTGGCAAGTTTGTCAAAGCCACCGCTGCGTACCGCTTGAATGCAGGCCGGTGCTTCAGAAACCCAGGATTTATGCGGCTCGCCAACTCAAGGGCCTCATTGGCCCGCCAAAACACGTTACTTCTGGAGGGGTTCATTCATACGATTTGTGGACGGTTTTCTCAATCAACTCCTCCCCATGAAAGTCCACCTGAACCAATCCACAAGCCCCCTGGGCAATCGCTCGGAAAAGAGCGGCTACCTCTGCCTTGAACAGATCAGCGAACTGATGGCCAAAGGCGCCCTCAGTCAACACCAGAAGCTCACCGAAATCCACAGCAGTCAGGTTTACGCCACTGATCTGGACGAGTTCGTGGACTTCCATGCCTGGCAGAGTGTGAATGTGAACCCGTCTACAGAACAAGGAGTTCACCCATGAAGCCACGATCCATCACCCCGCGCGAGCAGCGCAGTCTGGAAAAGCTCAATGCCGTCCAGCGCGAAGTGGTCGCACTGCATGAAATGAAGATGCCCGATCTTTGGAAAGTGTGGGATCTGCATTTCGCAAGCCGCCCGGTGCACCCCAACCGCAAATACCTCACCTCACGCTTGAGCTACCGGATTCAGGAACTGGCCTTTGGCACCTTGCCGCAGTCCACACGCGAGCGATTGGTCTACTACGGCCAAAACCTCTCCAAAATCAAGACCAACACCCCGGCCAAAGCGGTGGCCATGCCCGGGGCCACCCTGGTGCGGGAGTTCGAGGGCAAGGAATTCAGGGTGGAGGTTTTGGCTGACGGTCGCTACGAGTACAACCAGAAGATCTACCGCAGCCTATCGGCGATTGCCAAGAACATCACCGGCACGCATTGGTCCGGACCCGCATTTTTTGGCGTGAAAAACATGGTGGCCGCATGACTGAAGTGGCCATCAAACGCTGCGCCGTGTACTGCCGTGTGTCCTCTGATGAAGGCCTGGACCAGCAATTCAACTCCATCGACGCCCAGCGCGAAGCCGGCCTGGCCTTTGTGATGAGCCAGCGCGCAGAAGGCTGGGTGCCCGTTCAGGACACCTACGAAGACCCCGGCTTCTCCGGCGGCAACATGGAACGCCCCGGCTTCAAACGCCTGATGGCAGACATCAAGGCCGGGCGTATTGACGTAGTGGTGGTCTACAAGATCGACCGCCTCTCACGCTCCCTGGCCGACTTTGCCCAGATGATGAAGGTCTTTGACCAGCACACGGTCAGCTTCAGCTCCGTCACCCAGCAGATCAATTCCTCGACCTCCAACGGACGCCTGATGCTCAACATGCTGCTGTCTTTTGCTCAGTTCGAACGCGAAGTGACCGGCGAACGCATTCGAGACAAGATTGCCGCCTCCAAACGCAAGGGGCTGTGGATGGGTGGCGTGGTGCCGCTGGGCTACCGTGTGGAAGATCGCCAGTTACTGATCCACCCGAAAGAATCGGAAACTGTGAACTGGATCTTCGACACCTACGTCAGCACAGGATCGACCACGCAGATGGTCCAGCAAATGAAGGAGCAAAACCGCTTGACCAAAACGGGGCGGCATTTTTGCAAGCAGTCGCTGTACAAGGTGCTGCAAAACCGCGTGTACCTGGGCATGCTCTCGCACAAGGGTAAGTTCTACCCCGGTGTCCACAAGCCCCTGATCGATCAGGTCCAGTGGGACAAGGTGCAAAAGATGCTTGCGCGCAAACCTGAAGAGAAGACCCAGGCTACCTGGTCCTTGAAGGCCCGAACCCAGTTTCTGTTGCGCGGCTTGATCTACACCCCTGCAGGCGATCTGTACCTTCCAATGGCATGTCAGAAGAAATCTGGCAAGGTCTACCGCTACTACGTGCACAACAAGAAAATGCACCAAGGCGCCAGCCAGAGCACCGTCTCCAACCAGCC